CACCCAAACCAATATATTCTTCATAAGTTAGGTATTGTCCTTCAAATTCCATAATGCCCTCCTTTATATCTTATAAACTAGGTGTTGAAGCAGGTTTTAAACTTGCGAATGGGAAACGAGTTGATGTTTCATCTAATGCATTTACAGGGTTTGGAATTTCCCAACCTAATCTCATTGTTACACGTAAAGCAATCATATCTTCTTGTGGTAAGTTATATAAAATCTCACCAGTTGAAGGGTCTTGTATCATTGCTTGGTCTAATACTTTATAAGTAATATCTTGTCTAATTTGATATACTGCTTGATTAAAGTCACCAGCAATTAGAGTAGATGTAGATTTATCCCAAGCACCATTATCTACAAATGTTCTTTGTAAAGAACCGATTTCAGTAGTATTTAATGGTTGTCCTGTTGTATCTGTCATCATTCTAAACTTACCTTTAAGTCCAACTCCACCGATTAAACCAGTTACTTCATAACCACTTTCTTCAACTTCTGTCATTACATCGTTGATATCGCTATAAAGATGTCCTGTTTCATCAACTTCTTTTCCAGCATCAACAACAGAAGGTACTAAACCTTTTCTCCATTCAGTTGGTTTGTCTGTTCCAAAGAACATAGCACCATCTATTTTCTTTCCTAATGCTTCTACTAATCTAGGTTTTACTTCTGCCCAAATATCATAATCAGCATCATTTAATACGTTCTCTTTAATAGGAACGATAACTGCTAATTCAGCAATATTAATATACTTCTTGTCCCACGCTAATTTTGTTAAATTTTTTCTTCCGTTGTGTGAAGTTTCATCAACGAAATAAGCGATTGGTAAACTATCTAATACTCTTAATTTAGTTTTATCGCTTGTAGCATTAGGTAGTCTTCTAAACATACTTAATGCTTTTGATGTTCTAACTACACCTTCAAATATTTCATTTGCAACTTGTGTTTCGATTAGAGCATCTGCATCACTTCTTGTAATCATTGTCATAATTTTCTTTCTCCTTTTCTAATTTCTTGAACTACGTAAAATGTTATTCATAATATCACTTGTTGTAGTTTCTTTATTTCCACCATTGTTTAAATTTGGTGATGTTTGCACTTTTTTAATAATTACTTCCCCAAAATATTGAGGATTATTTTTTTTATAATTTTTAAGTGCTGTTTCAAAGTCGGTAGTGTCATCAACTAATCCCATTACTTCATTAGTAACAAATTTTAAAAATTCAGGTTTTACATCGCTTTTAGCAACTTCACTTGTTGATTTTAGCAATGTATTTTCCTTTAATAATTTTTCATTTGTTGCTTGTAATTCATTAATCTTGTCACTATCATTTTGGTTTGTTTTTTTCCACTCTTGGAATGCCTTATAATCTTCATCTTTTTGCCATTCGTTTTTTGCTTTTTTAAATCCAGCATTAAATGAAGCATCTAATTCTTCCTTTGTGTAAGTTTTTGCAGTTTCTTCAACTACTTGTTCCGCAACCTGTGTTACGTCTTTGTTATCTTCCATAACATTTTCTCCTTTACTTTAAAGACTTTAAGTTTGTCTATAACCACTAATAAGTGTCGTGTGCAACTGTCTTTGAATTCTACATAAATTATACCACAATTTACGTTTCTGTCAAAATTAAAAGAGTAAATCTATTTTTTACTCTTTTTTTTATTTTCTTTTTTAGGTTCAATATCCTTTTTAATTTCTTCTGCTACTTTTTTGCTATCAATAGAAACATTAACATTTAGATTTACTTGTGGTTCTTTTTCTTCTTTTTTAATTTCTAATAACATTACAGCATTATGTTCTCTTAAAAACTCAAACCTTTCTTTTGTGCAATAAAAAGTATCTTCTGGCGTTCTTTTTGCTCCGTTTTCTTCGTTGTCATTAAAATTAATTAATGCTTTTACTAAATAATTTTTCATAATTCTCCTCCTTTATGTAATATCCATAGTATTTATTTTTAAAAACACATTTTAAATATGGATATCTCAACTTCATTATTTCATCAGTTAAATCATCTTGCTTATGTATTTCATATATGTTATCTTCTTCTATTCCTTGCGGATTTAGATACGGTACTGCTACTATCATTTCTTTACACCTATTTAAAGCATAATTTAAGACGTTTTGAGCATCATTTACTTCAAGATGTTCAATTACATCGCCAAATATGATAATGTCGTAATAATCATACTCAAAGTCTTTTATATCAACATTATAGACTTTGTTATATCTGTTTTCTAAATCAAAATTTATTATATTAGGTTCAAATATTTCTACTGCTTCTATATTTGTAAAATAATCTGTTAAATATGGAAGATATGTTCCTTCTCCTGCTCCTACATCTAATATTCTTGAAGTTCTATCAAAATTTGTTTTTAAATAATCTGTTATTTCTTTTTTATAAGTTGAATATGATGTTGCCATTATAATTGTTGATACCTCTTTCCTTCTAATTCTCTCCATTGCTTTTCAAATTTACTTTGCACATATTGTTTATATTTAGGGTTGTTTGTGGTTCTTATAAAGTAATACATTTCTCCTAAATGTTTATATATGCTCATATCCCACATTGCTTCTCTTGCTGTTGTTACACTTGTGCTATTATCTCTATTCCATACGTGCGTACTCATACTTAAATTAGTAAAACTATTTGCTTTTTCGCATAATCTATAATGTTGTACTCTATCTTCTGCTAATGTACTTTCAGGAAATAATGTATCTTTTAATAAATCTGTTCTTACTACCTTTTCCCATATAGCACACACATCATTTGTAAACGCTTCGTCTATGCTTTTGTAACTAGGTATCCACACGCCCAAACCATCTTTACCATTTTTAGATAATTCAAATCCCAAAAACATTATATCTTCGCCATCTAATTGGTTATTTATTTCTTCTAATACATTATCGGTTTTTAACCAATCATCACTATCAATACACATTATATAATCGCCTGTTGCTTGCATAATACCTATATTTCTTGTACCACCGTTATATTTCTTATATGGCACTTGTAATATAATCATATCTTTTATTTTCTTTTGATATTCTTTTGCTATTTCTAATGAATTATCTGTACTCATATCATCTATGAATATTAATTCATAATTCTTATATGTTTGATTTAATACACTTCCTAAACATTTATCTAACCATTTACTATTGTTATAATTAGGTATTATAATGCTAAACTTATAATCTTTCTTTGGCGTTGGTTCTAATAACTTTAACCACTCTTTTGAATAATCAGGATAATGATATACAAATCCCTTTTTTAATTTTTCTATTTCTGCTAAATCTAAATTAGACAAATCTTTCTTAACAATAAATCCTGTTCCATTAGATAATTCTTTTATAGCATTAGGAAAATCAGTACATACACACGGAGTTCCAATTATCTTGCTTTCGTACATTACCATACATTGACTTTCATAATCACTTAATTGCCATAAACTATCAGCCCACGCCATATATTTGTATGGGTTATCTTGTAATCCTTCCCATATAACATTATACTTACTTAACTGTTGTTTTAATCTGTTTGCAAATTGAGGATATAACATACAACTACCAACTACCACAAATTGGTAATCTTTGCCATAACGCTTTTCACACTCTGCTAATACTGGTTCTAATCTATTAAATCCTTTTTGCGGGTCAATTCTGCTTACCATTAAGAAATTATGTTTCTTTTTAGGAATATCTACTTTTTCTTTTGATAATCTTATTATTTCTTCTTCATCAATTATATTGGGTATTACTACACTATCACGCCCATAAACTTTTTTAAATTGTCTTTGTGCTTCTTCTGATACTGCCACATACTTCTTAAATGGTATTATTGTTTCATATCTTTCTTTACTGTCTTCTAAACAACCATTTATTACTTGTATATAATTATTTCTTCTTGCATTTATCTTTTTTAAATTATAAATAGCATCATATATTACACAATCAAACATTTCATTTTCACATATAGATATGTGCTTGACATCACCTATTTTAGACCACTTTTCAAGCATATTTAAAGGACTATCCATACTTGCGAATATATATGTTATATCGTGTCCTGCTTCTGCTAATTTCTTTCCTCTAGCATACATTGTTTTTTCAACTCCACCACTTTCAAATGGTCTTGTGTAGAATAATGCTATTTTCATATAATCACCTAATCAGATTATACCACACCAATTAAAAAAGAGCAAAACGCTCTTTATATAACTATCCATACATCTTCTACTATTCGTTCACCAGGATTAAAAGTATCTAGTATTCTTCCGTATTTTATACAACAAATATGTCCACGCATAGTACATAATACAACGTTATCCTTGAAGTTTCTTGCTACATCAATAACTTTATATGGCGGATTAGTAACTCTTTTAAAATGAGTGTCTAAATACCATCTAACAAAGTTTCTGTTATCCATCATAGTCCCATTGTATTGTGCCAAATTGCTCAATTCATCATATATGCTATCCCAAGAACGATTAGTTGCACACGACAAACTACGTATTACACAATCGTCTTCGTGAACTTGCAATGGATTTTCATTATAATATTCATACATTATCTCATACTTCTTTGTAATGTTTCATTAAGCATTTGTTTTTGTTGCGGTGTTTCTGCTTCTTCGTATAATACCATAACAAAATCCTCTAATGCTTTTACCATATAATGAAATGATTTGTCAGTTTCTTCACTAGCACCATATCTTGAACGACTTTCTTGATATCTTCCATATTCGCCATACATTCTATCTAAACTATCATCGCCACGATATCTCATATCTCTTCCTCTAGCACTATATCCTTCGCCATAGTTTCCATAATTCCCTCTACCATAATTGCCATAACTATCATATCCAGGTCTTCTAGCACCATATCCGTAATTTCCATAATTCATTTCTTTATCCTCCTTTGTCATATGTTTTATTTTGCTTAATTTATATAGATTTTCCAAATTGTTTACATTTATATCTTCATCTATAATATGTTGTATTTTTTCATTTACTTTTTCCAAAAGTTTATCTTCCATCATTTGCCTCCTTTCAATAAGGATATTATTTGTTCATTTTGCTGGATTATTTTTTCAAAATATTCAGTATCTTGTCTTTGTAATTCTTGCATTAAATCTACATTGTTATAATCTTGAAATAGTATTTGCAAACTTAATGCTTGTAATATCAAACTTATATTATCTACAATATTGTTTTTCATTATATTCTTGAAATACTGAATGTTGCATTAGTTATAATTGCTTGTGTAGTTGATATTGGTGTTGTGACATCAGTTGGTGTTGGCACACTTGGTACACTTTGAACAGAAATGTTAGTAGTTCCACGAGGACAAACTCTTAATTTTTTATCAAACGAAATAGTTTCATAATCATCTGCTGTATCAATTGTTACTGCACGAACTGTGTCAGGTATCATTACTCCATCTTGAAATAACGCTATTGCTACAACACCAGCAGTTGCCGTGCTTACAGAAGCACTAAATTCTACATCATAATAACCTGTATATCCATTCCCAAATATTTTAAAATTAGGATTACCATTTGAATAATCTAACCAACCACAGCAAGAAGCACATCTAGTTCTCACAGTTGTTTCATCAAAAGTTATAGGGCTTGCATTACTTGGTAGAGCCAAAGGTTCATTAATTATAGTTTCAATCATATGTTATCTTTCTCCTTTCAATTTTAATAAAAAAGAGTGAGCATAAGCCCACTCATTGTGTGAATTTCTGCAAATTCTCGTATTCGAGTGAGTAGTTATCTACTTTATGCTATTAAATAAATTGACTTGTTGTTCCATATCCACATCCACAACCATTATTGTTGCAAGTGAATATAGGTGTTCTTCCATAAACAGGTGTACTTGGAACAGGACAATTATTTAATCTGTTATATAAAGCATCTACTTCATTAGCAAATCCTTGTGCTATAAATGAATTTTGAGCAATTTGACTTGCTTGTAAATCTTTCATAGATAATTGTCTTTCAAGATCACGAATCTTATCGTTCTTTTCATCTATCTTATCAGAACATAATTGGTCTAAAATGCGTTGAGTTCCAGCAACTTGGCTTGCTACAATATCTCTTATACCATTACTTAATGCTTCTCTATCGGCACAATTTTCACTAATAACTGTTGCTTTTAAGTCTTGTGTAGCAAGTCTG